CCTTTACCAAATACTTTTTCAAATGCTTCTGCTGTAGCCTCTATTGAAACAGTTGCACCAGCTTGGAATCCAAGCATATTTCTAACACCTTTTTCTCTAAATAAGTCTGCCGCACCTATACCAGCACTAAATGATCTTTGTATTTGCTCTGCTGTTGTTCTAAAATCTAATCCTGTAACTGCCGCAACATTACCAGTTATCTCTAACATCTTTTGTAGATCATTAGCATTATCTGTAATAGTTGCTAATATACCTGAACCTCTTGATATTTCTTCAAGTGAGAATGGAACTTTAGATGCAAAGGCAGACATATTTTCAAATGCTTTTGCACCCTCATTTGTATCTTTAAGTAAAAATTTTAATCTTGTTCTTAAATTTTCTATTTCTTTTCCTGTGTTAACTAAATTTCTAATTACTAATCCAGCACCTAAACCAATAAAAGCATTTTGCAAATTAAACACAGCACCTCTAACTTTTGCTAAACCACCTCTTAAGCCTATTAATGCTTTTGTAGCTTTATCTCTTGCTACTATGTCTATGAATAATTTTGAATTTGCCATTATTTATATTTCCTTGCTTCTGCTAAAGATTGTTTTGTTTTATACTGTTCTTGTTCTTTTTTCAAGTAAGCTAACCAAAGATTATAATGGCTGACAGGCATATCAAGAACTTGTTGAATTGTAAGATGTAATCGTTCTGCAACAACTAAAAGCGACCTAACATCAGGGTCGCTATCTACTTTTTTTCAGCTTCCTCATAATTAGTATCTGCAAGTATCTGATTAGCAATAGTTGAGATAACATTTGAGTCTGCTTTTTTTCTTAATGCAAATTTATCTTCTGGGCTAAAGGCTTTTATCATATCGCCTTTATCATTTTTAACTAACAACTTCATTATAAGCAAATCAACAAGAACAGTTAAGTCTTGAAAATTACTAGATTTCTTAAAGATAATGTTTTTTTCTTCAAGGGTTAATGGCTCTGAATAGAATACACTAGCATTACCATGCTCGTCTTTCCACTCCTCAACTTCAATAGTGATAGTTTTAAGAGTTTCAAAATGAGATTTAACTCTATCAATAACTGACATAAATTAGGATTAGACAGTGCCTATAGTTAAAGCACCCGTTCCTTGAAAAGTAACAGTTCTTGAAATAATTGAGTCCATTGAGTTATTAACTGACATTCCTGTAACAATTCCTGTTCCTGTAAAACTTCTATCGCCAGAAGTTGCACCCTCAGGTAATAAAATAAAAGCGATTGAAGAACCAGCTAATAAAGTTACTTGTGGGCTATCAGTTTCGTCAAAGTGCATTTCTAAAGTACCAGAAAATGATGTTCTACCAGCAACAAATGATTTTGTACTATCTGATAAAGCTGTATCCTCTACTACATCTCCTGTTGTTTCAAGTGTAAATGATGTTAGTTCCCCAACAGCAGTTCCACCAGCTTTTACAACTCCTTCTTTTCCGTGATGTGTTGCCATTTCTTATCCTTATTTGGTTTAGTTTGTTTGTTTTCTTTTTCTTGCTTATAACCTAAACTTATAAAATGTTCAAGATTAGATTCATTAATAACTATCTCTGAATTATCTTTATATAATTTAATATCTTTAGTCATAAGTCCTTTTACAGTTTATCATCTTCTTCGTCAATATCTTCTTCATCTTCTTCAAAATCATCATCATCTAAATCTTCTTCCCATTCTTGACTTTCATCTTCTTGGTTTTCTTTTAATTCAGCTAATAAGTCTTTTACTTCTTCACATAACATAGACTCTTTATCGTGTAATTTTTCTATTTGGTCTATCTTCTTTTCTATTCTATTTATAATTTTAGTTGTCATTTATTCTCCTATGGTGTTCCAGCTTGATATTCGTACATACACCTAATTGTCATTCTTATTCCACCAACAGGAAATAAAGAACCCTCATCAGTTTCTACTTGTATAACTTCAGAATCAAGTGCATTACCACTTCGAGTAATATCAGTTTCTATTGCAGTTTCAATAGCTGTAATTAATTCATTTCTTTTAGTATCTATATTGGCCTCTGCACCTTTTACAAATCCTAGTATTACAAAATCAATCGTACCATGCCTAGTTTTAGCACCACTTCCTAATTCAGAGTCATCTCTGTTTTCTTCTGATGTTTGTACTATTACTGCTGGATATTGTTTATCTGATAATTCGTCTAATAAAAAAGGTTGTCTAGTTGCTTTTATAATATCTGGGCTAGATATATTAGATAATACAGTTAATAAATTAGATGCTATGTTTTCTCTTACACTCATATTCTTGCTTTCCTAAATTCCTTTGCAACAAATCTGTTAAATTGTTTTCTTATTATATTAGCAGTTCTATCATTAAATCCAAAAAATTCCCTCTTATTTTTTCCTAATACCTGATTAAATACTGCTCTTTGCCTCATCTGTGCATTACTAAAATTTACACTAACTTTATTAGTTCCTGTTTTTCTAATCGTTCTACCAGATGGAGTTAATGCACCTAACATTCTACCACTATAAAATAAATCTACTTTTGTTGATTTACCCTCTCTTTGTAATTTTTTTAAATATCCTGATGAATATGGAACAAAAGGTACATCTCTAAAATCAACACCTTTTTGAGTCTTAGTTCTAATAATGTCTAATAATTGAAAACCAGCTTGTAGTATTCCTTTTTGGATTATTCCTTTAAACTTTTTTTCTATTCTTTTAAATCTTTTTTCGACAAATTTTGCGTTAGTTTTGATCTTTAAATCTAAAGCCATTATCTAGTCAATCTTCTAAATCCATGTAAAGGTTCTCTCTCGTTTGCTACAATAGTTCCAGAAGAATCTACATCATATTCTACACCATCTTCTAATATCATTCTCCATTCGATATTGTATTGGCTCATGTAATATTCTTGCATTCTTTCAAATCTATCTTTTTCTGTTTCTGGTCTAAATTTAGTTAATGCTGGTAAATAGAATCTTCCAAGAAATAGATAAACACCAGCACGTTCAAACTGATCTAAATTAACTTTTGTATTAACCATCTCAGCAGTATTTAAAACTGTAATATCTGTAAATATATTTGTTTTATATACAGGCCACCACTCAACTCTTAATGCTCTAAAAATATCATTAGTAGTTTGTGCTAGAAAATTAGTTGTTTCTGTAGCTGTTGTAGAGATACCAAAATCAAAGGCATCAGGTTGATACTTTTGTATGTCTGATGTAGTAATAACATCTGCACCCGTATAATTAGCCATAATTTACTTCCAAATTAAATAAGCAATTAATAAAGCTAAAGGTATTGAATACATTGGATTATTTTTAGCCTTAATCCAAACCCATTTAGACCACTTTTTTGCTTTCATTATAATTATTTTATTCATCTTTTTTCTTTCTTGTTTTTCTTTTCTTTTTAAGAGGTATTACTTTTGCTTCGTTTTCAAAAGTTTGATCTACTTCTTTAGTATTCTCTTTTACATCATTAGATGTAACTTTAAAACCTCTAAAATCGTACATAGCTTTATTAGTTTCGTAATCTATTTCACTTCTTGTTATAGTTTTATTACCTCTTGTTAGGGTAATCATTTTTTCATTAGATAATATTATTTTTACCATAAATCTCCTAAGTTAATTGTAAGGGCGATTTCTCGCCCTCACAAAGTATCCTACTATTGGATAGATGAATCTACGTTTAATTCAACACCATAAGTATCGTGGATTTCCCCTGTACCATATACAGAAGTAGCCACAATCTCGTCTGCTCTAAGAGAAGCATCTCTTTGAGTTTCGATTTTGATGTCTTGCATCATTGCCAATGCTAGTGCATCTCTATGGAATACAGCACCTTTGTAGTCGCCTGTAGAACCTGGATTGTTACCAGATGAGTCAGCCATATTTGAAGTTTCAAATATTTTAACACCAGCTAAACTACCAACATAACCTGATCTTAATGCTTCGTTTGATAAGTCATTTGCGTTTGCGTTTGCAAAAGTATTAGTCAAACCAGCTTTTAAGTCATATGCGTTAAGTGGGTGTACAACACAAGCCATATCAGTTGATGGAACTGCATTTTTTCTTAGAATAGCAACAGCATTAAAAATGTTTGCTGGGCTAAGAGCAGTTGTACCATCTCCGATTTCTTGTGAGAAGCCATCAAATTTTGCAGTTAAATCAGTATCGATTTTCTTTGCAATAGCTTCCCCAAATAATTTACCAATATCTCCAGCTACATTTCTTGGAGCAGAGTTTCTTGCTAAATCAGTTAGAGTTGTCATGATACCAACTTCAGAAGCAGTTATGCTTACAGATGTTGGGTTAATTGCAGTATTACTTAAATCAGTTGCTTCAGCTACAGCAGATGCAGATACTGTTCCATATACAGGAACTTCTACAACTTTTCCACCACCCGTAATCGCATAATTTCTTACAAGATTTCTCATGATAGATTGTTCTGATGCAACGAATTGAGCCTCTGCTACTATCTCTGTGTAAAGTTCCGATAGTGTAGAACTTGTGCTTTCGTTTGCCATGTTTATTACCTATTAAGTTTATTTGTTTAAGTTAATCTCAACAGCACCTGAATCTCGTTTCTTCCTATATTCTTGATAGGCTTTACGATCTTCTGGTTTTGTTAAGTCCAAGTCCTGTAGATTAAAAGGTTTAACAGTTTTACCACCAATAGCACTCTGGCTTCCTGAACCAGACAAAGACCCTTGACGGAAGTGTGGGTTGCTATCTAAAAACTCTTTCACTCGATCTTCGATTGTAAGAAGTTCTCCACTTGAGTTATATCGTACATTAGAATTATTATCAACTACTTCTATTCTACCATCATCATTGTACTTAACTTCATTTTTTAACAAAGCTACTACTTGCTGTGCGTTGATAGATTTTTCTTTGTTAGCAATAGATAAAATAGA